TACTGTTGCGGCATCTGAACTGGAACATTGCGGTAAATGATTTTCGGCTCAGGTGGGTACATTAGCCTAGTTCCAATATACGTAAAAAGTTGGAGCAGAATGAGTACTGCTATCGTAGCAAGAGCTACATAAAGTATTTCAAGTGCTAGCATTTGTTGTTCACGAAGGTTATTCATCAAGGCCGTTCAACGAACAGATATCGGTGTTTATGTTTCGTATCACTTTCCATCCATACAAGTGTTTTTGTTTCATATGTCGTATAAATCGCTTTGTATTCATGAAGAATTTTGCCTGGGATAACACCTTCCCACGACTCTTCTGCATATAGAATCCAATCTTCGTTTGAAACATCCTCATCTTCTATAAACTTTCGGCGAAGACGAATCTGGGGAATGTATGTCCATCCATCATCACAGAAGATTATGAATAGTTCTTTAGACTCCCGTACTTTTGGAAACTGAAACTTCAATTCCTCCCATTTTTGTTGGCCCAGTCGCATGATTTTCCTCATTTTTCTGTTCTGGGATAGTTATTCCTAAACGCATCCGTATTTCAGGAGACTTCTGGATAATCTCGCAAAGATAGAGTGTATCAAACAGCGCATTATGAAGATAATCGTATTTCGGCGTAGTTCCTACAACGTGTGTATATAATTCAGCCAATTTTGGAAACTTGAAACCTCCTCGTACTCCCGGGATATTGCAGATAGTACGTCCAGCAACCATCGTACATCCCATCGGCTTCTTGAATCCTTGAAACGACATGATATTCAAATCCCAAAGAATAGCCTGGATAAGAACGTTCTTGTCGAAATGTATATTGTGTGCAACCATCATATCGTGGTCTTCCGATAAGAATTTTAGAATAGCATCTCGCAGAGGAACACCAAATTCTATCGCTTGCGCATGTGATACTCCGTGGATTTTTGTAGATTCGGACGGAATAACCCATTTCTCCGGTTTGATTATGTAAGCATGTGTCTTCACAACGGTATTTGATACCGAATCAATAATGCACCAAGAAATGGACACAATATGTGGCCAGTTGTCGGGGGCTCTGTATGCCGATAGACTTGCATCTGTAGGAAGTCCAGTAGTTTCTGTATCGAACGCCAAGACTCGCATTTTTAGTTCTATCTTTGTTTGTGTATATCCTATTCGTTTTACAGAGAGTGGATTAGGAAGAAGCTCACTAGACCGAATACGACGGAGTGAACAATTAGACCGTACGTGGTCGGGCATCCAGCCTGGGCAACCTTGAACACGGAAGCGAGCTGGGGGACTAGAGCCGAGACAACGCCACCAATGAGCTGGTCAACTAGACGATACGTGATCGGCGAGCTGAGAACAAAGAACACAACCGCCAGAGTCGCCGAGTGCTGGAATTTCTTGGTTAGGCCAAACATTGTTTGTGTTCTACGCAGAAAAAGTCTTTTGGGTCTGAATGATAGAATTTATCCATTCCGGGGAATTTTCAACGATGTTTTTAATAGTTATGATATTTTGAGGAACTGGATAGTGAATATCGAGAGTATTGCTTTCGCAAATAAACAGACAGGCAGAAATCAAGAAAACACCCCGGGATTTCGCAACTGTTGGAGACCAACGCAGGCAATGTAGTTTGTAAAGGGCATCAAGGTACGGAGCTAAAACTCCAGCTTGAGGTGAGGACCGAGCATTGTCTCGAACAATATCCCAAATAAGCCATATTACGTTTCTTCCATGTGTTTGGTCAATATAAGGATTCGGGCGATATGAACAGTCTAGATTCCTCTTATGTGTATTCTTAAATACGCTTCCAAATTTCAGAATCCAAGATATCCAATAAAGAGCTCGTGTGAAATCCCGAGCTTCGGGTCTCAAGCAATACGACAGTTCGTTAAGTGGAACATACAAATCGATAGGGTCATCTTCTCGAACTATATGGCGAGCATAAGAAGCCGAAGGTGATTTCAGGTTTTCTTGTACTGTTGCATGCTGGAAATCATGCTCTGGCTTTATCACGGGCAAATGAGGAAGTTTGTTTTTTCGAGTAAGAGCAACGGTTGCTGCTGCTTCACATACCATAGTCCTGATTTGAAGATTGTTGCGCATATCCGTCATCGCCAAAATGGAGTACTGCCCTTCATATGGCGCAAACTTTTCGTAAGCCTGAACAAGGTACAAAAATACATTTGGAGCTGCACGATTAATATGCCGAGCCGATGATTCAAACAATGTGTTCCAGAGAGAATGTACTAATCCAGAACAAAGAAGTTCCAGAGTCCAGTAGCAAGAATAGTCTGCATGACCCAACTTAATGTTTTCGTCCAGAACTTTAGAGACGTGTGCCCGTAAATGTCCGGAGAATGTGAATTTCTGAAAGTCCGCGACAGTCCTTCCGTCAGCGATGTTCATTGTTCTGGGAAGAGACCAAAAATGGTCTATACAAACGCCTCATTTTTGAAAATAACAAATATACTGATACTCCTTACCTGCTCGCACAAGATCCACGTTTTCAATATGTGTGAACCCCGAAGTTTTGATGATATCAATCATACGCTCTTTTGAAGGCATAGTTAAACTTAGTTTATTTTCGCGATACTTTGCTCCACCGTTATTTGCTTCGTCATAATACGAAAACACTTCGTCGTATGACGCATCATCCTCATTACGTTTCTTCACTAATTTACCAGTATACTTGAACTTATCAAAGAACACTACTGATTCAGTCTGTCGTTCCAAGTTATATTTCTGAAGTGAAAAGGCCGCAAAGGGAGATGATAAATCATGTAACGGGTCAAACCTGTCTGGGTCTACGAGATGCACGACAAAGTATCCTCCAGGTTTTAGCCATTGGTAAGCATTATCTGAAATAATTTTGGCGTTGGGAAACATGTACATTGAGAAACCAAGGAGTAAACAGTGGCTGAATGATTTTTGAGAAAATAGTTGGGGTTGGGAAATATCGCCCTTATTAAACTTTGCGTTGGGACACCGTTCGCGAGCTTTTTCGATCATAGCGTCCGACGTATCTACCCCAAGATAATCTACTCCGAGTTGCTTGAAATAGCATGCGTGCGTAGCAGTTCCGCAGCACATATCCAGAACCCGGATTGAAGTTACCGGTTGCTCTACCAACGTGAGGTCGTGAATAGATACTTCTTCGTACTTAATTCTTTCGTTCGAGTTCCAGAGTGAATCGTAGATGGATGCGTACTCTTCGTCGAAAATGTCCTTGTCGTACAAGGTTGTAGTTTTCCCATCTTCAAAACCTTCAATGGATGAGTACCACGTGGTAAGCCCATACATTACAAATATGAGGATGGCTAAGAAAATGTAGGCAACTTCCATTAGTTTTTAGCGAGACGATTTCCCTCCAGAAATCGATGCCGGTAGCATGTCTGGTAATGTCGGAGTGGACTTAGGTCTCACAAATTTGAAGTAAATAAGAACGAGGATGGCTAGTATGCACAGTGCGATTACACCTGTTAACAAACTATTCACCCAATTTGAGCTAGAATCTCCAACTACGCCGCTGGACAAATAACTTGAACGATTAAGAACATCAGCCTTGGTTTTTTCGGCGTTGTAATCTTGTAGTAAAAGCGGAAGACCGCCATCTGATTTTATAGCCCTAGCTAAACTTGATACTTGACTCTGGGATTTAAGAGACCCATCAATCGCATCATACTGGTCGCGATACTGTCGCAGTACTGGTTCAATATCACTTTTTGCTATCTTTTCCTTTTCCTTTGCTAACCACCCCTGACCATTTAGGGCGGTATAGTAATCTGTACGCGCTTTTGCTGCGGTCTCCGGTGTTGCTCTGTCCATAACAGCTTTCAGTTCGTCAAGATGTTTTTGGCGAGCACAATCAGGCCCACAACTCTGGAACAGCGACGTCATTGTTTAAAGAGAGGTAAATTCCCACACCGAGAACAACAAGGACAAATACGTGAACGAACCATCCGATAAACGAAAATACCAAATACACGAAGGACGCTACTATGAGTGTTAGTACAAACTTCACAAGAATAGGCTGCATCGCAGTTATCCCATCAAGTTTGGATTTACTTATAGTTACCTCATCTTGCGTACTTTTAATTTGTGAATCAGTTTGCTCTATGTTCGCAGTAGGTGTTCCAAATAGTTTCTTGAACGTTGTCTCAAAAAATCCAAGTTGTTTGTTCACAGCCATAACATCTGTTTGGCGTTTATAATCTTTAGATATATCTTGAACAATCTTATCCCGGTTTTGGTCTGCTGGAGTTATCACATTCAAAATAGATGAGTAATCTGGAGTTTCAATTCGATTAAATATATTACCTACAGTTCCCGATGTCGATGACGTCATCCATAGCTGTTTCGTATTGGGGTCAGCGGTCAAATTCAAAGGCATGTACCCACCAGTATCAAGAGGTGTAACTTCTTGTTGGACTGTACAATCTCCCTGGCATCTCGATATTTGTGAATTCTGACCAACTCCATACAATGCCGTTTGGTCAATATTTCCTACAAGCGAAGTTATTGGAATTCCAGTGAGACCGGTAACTGGACTCCACCCGGTCTGTAACGTTTCATCGGTCTTCATAGCTTTTCCAGAAGCATCTACTCCATACAAAGCAGTAGAACTGGCTGAAGTAATCTTTACGGACGTATCGGCAACAGGCATAGAATTAGTCATAGTGACTGGCTTGGGGATTTTGACTTTTTGATTCGTAGCACTTTGTAGCCATAGGTACGCATGTGTCGAGAAAACAGACACTGGTAAAAAATTCGGACTTCCTACTGGAAGTAGAGACCAGTCGGTCTGATTATTGGCGGTTTTAGTAGCTAAGTTTGTCGTAGACCCGGCAGTGTACAACAAATAAACATTCGTATCATCAGTTGTAATATCCAAAATAGACGATATTGGTTGAGCAGGTGTAGCGGCTACCCCCTGAGTTCCAGCAGTAGAGAGATGGGATAAATCAACGGTAGACCAAGACCCGTTACATGGATTCTGGCACACGTACACTGACTTATTAGCATTGTATCCCCACAAATATCCTGCTGCTGATGGGGATGTTTTTACAAGAGAACCGGGTATATTCGCCCATTTTTGAGCAGAAGATATCTGGGTGGAAGCCACCGTGTTTATAGATTTTGTGTTTGCATCAAATGCGGATTGAAAGTCCGCCATCTTATTATTGAGTGAGCATAAATTAGTTCATGTTTTGGAAGTTTTTGTACATGCCCCTCGAAAGTAGCATAGAGACTACAGGGCCAGTTGTGAAACCACGAGACTTGGGGAAATCCTGAAACATCTTGGCCGTTCCAGGAGCTAGACCGCCGGTAGAATAGGAGTAATCAGTTTTAGTCACTATTGCCTCCAGACGTTTGCGCTTCATCTCCGTAATGAAAGAAGCGTCTGTGCCCGGACCTTTACCTGTACGAGCTCCAGTGGTTGGGTCTACACCCGTATTCAGTTGTACTACAGACATCGGCATTTATTTACTGTGCGGGAAAAGTAATGGACATCAAGGCTTTCCAAGATAGTCGTCAGGCGGAATTAGACGCATTTCTAGCAAACTATGCTACCCTGAAGACAAAGTATTCAGCTGCTTTGTCGGCAGCAATAGGAGAACGAGATTCGGGGCAACAGGTTATTCTAGTACAAAAAGTTCTTGATGCAAATACCCAACTAACCGCTGCGGTTCGGACTATTTTGGGGTCGTTATCGTCATCTACTTCAGACATAGATACTGCGACTTTAAATCAACTCACTGCAGACCTTGTGAAATATCAGCAGGACTTTTTGACGCTGCAGCAGTCTACAGATAAACTACAAACGTTAAAAATGATTCAGAATACAACACAGAGTGATTTGCAGCGGGCATTAACACTCTATAATGTATATATTTTAGCACTGTGTATTCTTTGTGTTATTGTTATCATTCTAGCAATACGTGCAGCATGGACTGGTGGTATTTTTGGAGGTATAGTTCGTCGAATCAAAAATACTGTAAGACCACAATAACTCCCAGTAATACACTTATCGCAATGAGTTTATCGGTATAATTTAGGGGAGGTTGAGGAATAGGTAAACGCATTTGAGCAGCAGTTACTTTATCACGTTCTTCGTGGATTCCTTCTACTAAGTTCCCTAGCCCAGCTTGGTTCTGGCGAAAATGAGTTATGGCGTCAGCTCCCATCGCATCATGAATAGTTTGGTTCGCACTCACAAGTTCCTTCTTTTTTGCTGTGATAATGTTATCAAGTCCCTCTTTAGCTGACTCATACGCTTTCTTATATGAGTCATTTCCAGTAAGTTTGTACTGCAAGTAATTATCATGGTAGCTGCTACTTAAGGTTGTTAGCTGGCTATCCATTTGTTGTTTCCGCGACACAAATTCGCCAGCGTTTGTTCTCTGCCGTAGTTTCACACATCCCAGTAACTTCAACTATATCGCCCGGTCGAGCACCAAGATACTTGGCCATAGCATCCTGTGAGAGAATACGGGGAAACTTGGTAAAATCGGGAAACTTCTTTGCGAGAGTACTGCGTTCAATATCGTTGATAATTCGTTGCTTCGGAACAAGCTGGTGCTTTGAAATATTGAAGTAGAGGCTAGCCATAAGAAACACTTGGACAAGCGAGTTCTCGCGTTCGGAGATATGATTTACCAGTGTACTCAAAACCTTCTCGCTAATCGGTGTCTCGCTAATAATGATAGTCCCTGCGCTATAATTGTTCTCCTTTGCGAACACAATAAAGTTGCTCAAATCATTCGTAGACACGCGGGTCTTCGTGCTATAAATAATCAGCATACCACCAAAATTGTACATCTTCGTCTCATCTGGTGCGGGCGTTACGGGTTCAAACGTATCACCCTTTAGCCCACGGTCTGTGAGCATCTCTCTCAGAGTCTTGAAAATGCGGTCGTCCATTGTCTTTAGTATTCATAACTACGAAAACGTCATTCCATTTTTACGCTCTAATTATAAATGAGCAACTGGGCATTCCTTGCTATTCTAGCTGGACTGGTACTTGTCTATGTCCTACTTTCTCGAACGAAGGAGGGGTTCGCCCTTGAGTTTGTGGACCGGTCCAATGAGAAGCGCACAGATGCTACCCGTGCGTCATCGTACAACCAGGAAACAAACCATTTTAAACCGACTGTACCTCTTGCCGAAGCTACACCCGGTGTACCAACGCCCTACCGCGTGAACATGTTTGATTCCTATATTCCCGCTTAAGCGCACCGGGATTAGGAACAAAAAAGAGTATGCGAAAGACCATTTGTTTAAATATGATAGTCAAGGACGAATCACACGTTCTTGAAAAAACATTGGAAAATCTATGTCAGCATATCACCTTCAATTACTGGGTTATATGTGATACTGGATCTACAGATGGAACGCAAGATATAATCGTGAATTTTTTCAAGACGAAAGGTATTCCGGGAGAACTTGTACAGCATGAATGGCGAGATTTCGGTCATAATCGTACCGAAGCTCTTCGTGCAGCATACAAGAAGGCCGATTACATCTTTATTTTCGATGCGGACGATACCGTTCACGGAAAGCTTGTTATTCCCCCCTACCTAGACAAGGATTTTTACAAGTTTCAGTTTGGTTCTGGGTTCACATACTACCGTCCACTTCTCGTTACTGCGCAGAAGAAAAGTAAGTTTGTTGGAGTACTTCACGAATTCTTGTCTCTAGAGGAAGGAGTTCCTTCGGAAGGTGTTATTGAAGGAAGTTACTTTGTGGATTCGGGAAAGACTGGTTCACGGAGTCGGGATAAGGATAAGTATTTGAAAGACGCCACAATATTGAAAAACGCGTATGCGAAAGAAGTAGAAACGGGTGGTGGCTTGGCGAATCGGTATGCGTTTTACTGTGCCCAAAGTTTCAAGGATTGTAATCGTATTGATGACGCAATTGAATGGTATACTCTAGTTGCCGACAAACTTAATTCGTGGGTTCAGGAAAGGTATTATTCATGTTTGATGCTTGGAAATCTCTACAAGACTAAGGATAATTTTGAGAAGTCGTTGGAGTATTTCTTAAAAGCTCAGCAATTTGACCCAGACAGGTCGGAAGGTACGATTTTCGCAGCCGAACTCCTTCATCAGCGGGGACATCATTATTTGGTGACGTTGTTGTATGAATCAAATAAGAATTACAATAAGGATCCTCAAGATAAATTGTTTTTGTACCGTGATTTCTACAATGATATTTTGGAATATAATTGCAGTTTGAGCGCATTTCATTGTGGAAAGCGAGACTTAGCTTACTCGTGTATCAAAACTATCATTCTAAATTCTATTGCGAATCAGGGAATCCTAAAGAACTGTTTTTACAATTTGCGAGCACATGCTCGTGAACTGAACGCTGACCCTGATACGTTTGGGTTGTTCAATATGATTTCGTACTTCCTTCAGTCATGTGATGGCGATACAAGGGAACTATGTGTTCTTTGGAATATCCTGTTTTCTAAACACCGCGCTATTCTTACTGCACCTTCCAAGTTTAAGTGTGCAGACAATACTCGACCCAAAGTGTTTCTTTCTATGACGTCATGTAAGCGTCTCGACTTATTCAAGGAAACTGTGAATTCCGTCCTTAACTGCTGGATGGACGCGAATAAAATAGATTACTGGTTTTGCGTGGATGATAATTCGTCAAAGAGTGACCGGTCTAGCATGCAAAAATTGTACCCTTGGATGAAATTCTACTTGAAAACTCCACAAGAAAAGGGACATCGTGAAAGCATGAACATAATTTGGAATAAACTTAAGGAACTCAAACCGAAATACTGGATACATATGGAAGATGATTTTCTGTTTTATATTAAGAAACCCTATGTATCTGAAGCCATGAAATTCCTAGATACGCACAGTGATATTAAACAAGTGCTTTTCAATCGAGCATATGCTGAAACAATTGAGCAGGTTGATATGCGAGGATACGACCCTATCTCGCCAGGATTTGTTGTTCATGACCATAAGCAAGGCAAGTTTCCATACCCCAACTGTCACTACTGGCCACACTACAGTTTTAGACCCAGTATGGTTTGTGTAGACGCGATTTTGGAGCTTGGGAATTACGATAGTCCGAACACATTTTTTGAAATGGATTATGCTATGAAATGGACATCGCGAGGATACAAGTCTGCGTTTTTTGATTTGATATGCTGTCGCCATATTGGGCGACTCACGTCGGAACGGAATACTGGTAAGGTTCAGAACGCGTATGACTTAAATGGGGAAAACCAGTTCAATACAACAAAATCAATGAAGATTCTGAATTTGAAGCGTCGTCCAGATCGGAAAGAGGCGATGGAAAAGATTATGAACGATGCTGGGATATCCGAGTACGAATTTGTGGAAGCCGTTGATGGAATGGCTCTAAAACCCACATCGGATCTCAAAGACCTGTTTGAAGGCAATGATTTTGGAAATCGGCGTGGATTTATTGGGTGTGCGCTAAGCCACTACAATTTGTGGAAGGCTCTGCTTGCCGACAAATCAAATACCCACTACGTTATCTTTGAAGATGATGCTACATTGATTCCAGAGTTCAAAGATATCTATGAATTGCTAAAGCCAGAGTTTCCAAAGCACGAGTATCTACTTTTGGGGTATCATATGTACAGTGCGAATCGTGACGCCACGAAAGATACGTATGTTACTCTTAAAAACAAGGAAATCACAATTGGAGATATGCAGAATGACCTGAATGTTGGAGGAACGTTCGCGTACTCTATTAACAAGAAGGGTGCGCAAACGCTAGTTGATTATATTGGTAAGCATCGTATTCGCCACGGGATTGATTATGTTGTAAAGGTTTGTCGGGATTTGAAGTGTACGGAACTAAGGCCACAAATTGTATTTTCGGAGTGGTGTGAGAAGGTTGGGAATACGGTTGACTCAGATATCCAGAAAAACACAGATTGTCTTGATTTCAGCAATGTAATTCCTGCTGTAGACTTTGAGTTTATTCCGGGATTTGACCATATTGGCGATGATATTTATTATCAAGCTATCCCTCTTGAGAAAATGAAGCGTCTAGCCATGGATGACCCACAATGTATGGGGTTCAATACCCTTGGGTTCTTTAAAAATAATATCGACCGAGCTGCACTTACTACATCTCCATACTTTGGTCAGAATGATGGAATTTATATCAAGGTGTTCAATACTCCAACACAGTCCGAACCGGAAACATCGGGAAATACCATAAAAGTCAAAATGATTTGTAATTGGTCATCATCGAAAGATTTTGTGAATGCATTTCCCACAAAATATCCAGTACCAGGTCTAGAGCTCACATCGCGAGACGATGCGGATTATTTTGTTATTGTGAACTTACCAACGAAAGCCGATGAATACCATGACCCTAAGAAGACGATAGTTTTGCAGATGGAACCTTGGGTATACGATGATGCAAAACCGTGGGGTGTAAAGACCTGGATGCCCGAATGGAGAAATCCAGACCCCAACAAGTTTTTACATTCTCATACTTGCCGGCGATTCTTGAATCCTGCAGCGTGGACTCTTGGCGGTGATTTAACTACATTTCCACCGAAACGCTCAAGTGTAGCACTAATATGCAGTGACCAACTAAAGGATACTGGGCACCAACTTCGTGTTAATTTTGCAAAATTGTTTCCTGATTTAGTTCGGGTGTACGGTAAGTGCAACGCACATTCCCTGAGTTCCTACGTTGGTACTGTGCGTGACGAAGACAGGTATAATGTGTATGGAACCCACAAGTATGTGCTAGCTGTAGAGAACAATTCCGAAGTCAACTATGCAACGGAAAAGATTTGGGAGCCAATAATATGTGAATCTTTGACCTTTTACTGGGGATGTCCGAATTTAGAAGAGTATATCGATCCTCGGTCATTTGTACGACTTCCACTTGAAGATCCGGCCGAAGCTGCGCGTATTGTGAAGCAGGCTATTGACGAAGACTGGTGGTCGCAGCGTATTGACGCAATCAAGTCAGCAAAAAAGGTGATTATGGAAAAATATGGAATGTTCCAGATTATTTCAAATGTTATTCAGAAACACGCTAACAAGAAGCCTGAAACGTATTATAGCCAGGATGGTCAAGATATGTATTTGGATACCAATGTATTCAAGGGGTTTAAGAACGGAGTGTTTGTGGACGTAGGTGCAAATAATGGAGTACATATCAACAATACCCTTTTCTTTGAGACTAATCGTGATTGGACCGGTGTGAATATTGAACCTATAAAGGCGGTATATGATAAACTGGTAAATAACAGACCAAACTGCATAAACTTGAATTGCGCCGTAAGTAATTCCGATGGCGATGCAGAGTTTATTTGTAATGAAGGATATACTGAAATGATTTCAGGACTTAAAGACCAATTCGATCCTCGTCATGCGGAAAGACTAAAAAATGAGCTCTCTCATTATGGAGGAAATAGTACACTGATTACAGTCCCAACCAAACGGCTAGACACCATCCTACATGATGCAGGTATTAAACACGTACATTACCTGAGTGTAGATGTTGAAGGCGCAGAATTTGAAGTTATAAAATCCATCAATTTTGATAACGTGTTTATTGATGTTATCGGGTTTGAAAATAATTATAATGATACTAGTGTTCCAATCATTGATTATTTGATGGAAAGAGGGTATTCGATAATCCATAAATCAATGGATATTTTCATGAAACATCGCGACTCGAAGTTTTAAATTGTTAGAATAGTCTTTTCTTTAGGATGGTCCGGCAAAGTTCCGGCTGCTCGATGTTCCTGAACAGTATTCCAAATAGCCCGGAAACTTTCTAAATTTGTAGGTAACCATGTGCGGTCGCGAGGAACAGTAGTGAGACGGTACTTCTCAAATACCCAATATACGGTAGCCCACCACTCAGTTTCTAAATTCGGCATCATCTCCTTGCGCCAAGTTTGGACGTCCCGTTTATCATCAATATCTCGATATACAACTCGACCATTCTCAGCAACCGCGAACCACGATTTATACTGAGCAGTGGACTCTTCCCACTCAGAATAGTTCACTTCACGGAACTTCATTTCTACATAATCACACTCGTCCAAATCTGTGCATTCCAACTGCAACTGCATTTGGTGATAGTACGTTGAAGGAATTGGCGTGTCGTTCGAAAATTCTCGAGAAATAGGACACTTGAATTCTACAAGTTTTCCGTACCTGAAATCATTCTTGTCGGCAGTAACTAGAATACCGTCAGGTGACGCTCCGAGAAACGGATGGTCTCGATGAGGAATACATGTCGTATCCATGATTTGAACTCCACCCTGGATGTAGGTGCAATAAATATGTTTAGCGATTGGTTCGAGACGCGTACCCCAAAGCAGAGCCCGCGCACCGAATCCAGAACTTGCTGGTCGAGGTAGTAGTTTGGTCATTACGATTTCATGCTTGAGCGCAGGAGATGCATCATGAACAGCCTTGTAAATTTCCGAAGCAGTCAACATTTCTCCACGTTTAGTGTGCCATGCGTCGGTACGCTGGTCATCGTGACCGTACAGAAACAGAATCTGTTCAACCTTATCCATTCCCAAATCCATTGTTTATGTTCGTATACTATGTGTATTAAACCCGTTTTCAGGGTACATCCCGATTTAGAACAAATGCAGGAAATCCAAAGCCAAGAGCAATGGGTTCTTTTTCGTCTTGAACGGTTTTACAACGATAAAATAACTGAACGTGTACGTGATATCCTTACGGGGAAATCTAACCTTTCTCTTCGTCTTATTGACTGGTTTGTGACCAATTATGCGAAGAAGTACAATATTTCATATATGACGAAGGCACAGAAGCACGTGATTGTCTATTTATCCTACAAGTCTCATCTCAAGGCGTACAGCAAAAAGATGTTCGATCCATTCTGTCGGTGGAAGCGTATTAAGTTTCATGGTATGGACACGACAGTCGGACAGCTGAATTTTTTCGAGTGGGCATTGACGGATGAAGTTCTTGATTATCTGGAAACAAATCGGGATACTGTACATGCTGATATGGAAACTCGGCTACACGAACCTAAAGATACAGCCGATGGCCCAAAACGCAAACGTCACGAATTGTCGCATTCTGCTACGAAGTCTATGACCCGTCACGATGTGCGTGTAACTGTTAAGTTTGATTAACTCTTTCAAGAACAAATGTATTCTAATCTAATTCCCAACTATGTTTACCGAGATATATCGGAAGACATAGCTGACCACGATGACGATTTTGAGGCAGAAGAATGGAGTTACAATGGTCGTGACGTATTTCGCGGTTCATTGGATAGGTCGTATAAGTGGAATGTGTATTGGCTCTACGACGAAAACTTGAAACGTGTAGGTCTTGCTGAACACGACCCTGAAAATCCGGCGTTGTTTCATTCTCTGTGGTTTGAAACGAACCCATTCGCTACACTTTTACAAGAACGCGGTTGGGTATCTAAAGGTGCAACATTATGGGCGCTTCTTTCGAATGAAGCATACCAAGATTGTCTGGAAGATGACTTCCGAACTGTTATCGACAAAACACTCAATTCCAATATTCGTTTAATGACTCCCGAAATGATCATAACCCTTCCTGAAATTTATGCATGCTCCAAATGTGGAAAAAAAACCCTTTCGGCGCCAAGCAGTTGCTCGGACGCGAAAGTTTTTAGTTATTTATCTCCTGATTGCTCAGTATTGTTTGTTGATGATTCGTTCATCATGTACACTGCTCCTGCAGATTCTCGTGTATGGTCTACGCTGAACCCGCACCTGCAGCCACACGACGACCACCCTTCTTCGCCGGAGCAGCAGCCGGAGCAACCTCCACCGACTGAGCAGCTACTGGAGCCTGAGTCTGAGCCTGAACCCGAGTACCACCATACTCAGAATCGTCATTCTGAGTATCCTGATGAGCCTGCTGAGTCTCATCCTCGTCCTCCACCACAGTAGGAGGCGCACCAGACTCGTCATCGAACATATCTGCAGCCGTACGGCGAACCTGAGGGAACACCTGAGCGGCCGTTAGACGCCACGTCACACCAAAGCCACCGCCAGCAATCACATAGATGCTGCCGCTGACTACGAGATTCGCCTCAACACCCTTCGGGAAGATGCTGGGCAGAGACTCGGGCGTCACATACGTTACCGGATTACGCGAGGCATCCACAATCTCGGTCGAGACGCGGTTGTCGTATACTGGAACCTTGACTCGGAAGCTGGGAGGATACTTGCCGTTCGGCACGTACTCGCCATCAACCTTGTCGGTCGAGAAGCTCAGAATACGCTTGAAGCTGTCGCGGATAGCCTCCTCCGAGCGCTTCTTGCCGAACCACTTCGCACTATTCTCTACAGCAGCCTTGATGATATGATTCTCCAGATCCGACAGGAGATTGTACAGCTTACCAATCTCGTCCGCCCCAGCAGACCGATCCTTGCCGTACGGATCGCAGCCCTTCAGCGAACCGATGAGCGTGTACGTCTTCATACCCGTATCACCCTCACGAATAAGGACACCGCCCGGGTAGCCCACGCGGGGCATGCGGATTAGTAGGCTATTACCGTTGTAGCGCATGCTAATTGGGGGATTACGACCTGCCTTACCCTGACCTACCGTAAACGTTACGTCGTTAACATTGATTGCGTTCGCGTGGATAGGACCGTTCATTCTTATTGTTGTACTCTATTTAGGTTAGAAAGGTCTAAATCCGTTTTCGGGGAAAAGAAATCAGTTTCAATGAAAAATTCGCCTAGGACATCATGTCCATCGTTGGCGTAATCACTCTCATGACTCACTCGTCATATATTGAGCGGCGTTTGTTGACGCTAGTCCTTATGTTGAGATGTTAATCGTTTATTGACTGATGCCGTATTTCATGCAACTCAGGCTATTAAATCCCAGTCTTTGTGCTTTTCAGATGGGCCCGCTTTATGCGCTGCCGGTTCACCCGTACTATTCACCGATCTATCTCAACAGACCTAATATCTACTATCTTCACTAAAAAGAATCCGTTTTTGATGAAATCACTTTTATACTTTAGAGGAAAGGAAACGAGAACATTAAATAATGGTGTTGTGTGCGTCTTGTAAGAATAAGACGAGTACAGAGCAATGTCCATCTCAAGCAATGAAGGGGTTGTTATTCTGTGGAAAACACGCGAAAACAAAAACTAGGCGGTTGTGGGCCGACGTAAATAATGGAAATCAGAAAGCTACCACAATACAAAAAATATGGCGAGGGTACTTTATTCGTCATAGATTGACGTTAGCCGGGGAAGGAGTTCTTAAACGTTTGAATTGCCACAATACGGAAGAATTGGTGACTATGGATGAAAAGGAGAAGATTCATCCTCTCGATTATTTTTCATTCCGAGAAGCAGAGAAACTCTGGTGGTTTGATGTTCGGAGTTTGTATCATATACTGAAACGGTCAGCAAAACCGGAAAATCCGTATACGCGACAGCCTCTAACTATTGAAACACGAAGACGATTACGTGATGTGTGTCGAATACGAAAGAAGTTGGCTATAGAGAATTATCACGATCCTCCCAGACCCGAGTTATTTGATACTTTGGTCAACGAGAAGTGGCTGACTATATGTCAGATTATTGAAGAGAATGGTTTTTTTGATATGAACCATATGATGTTTTGTAGCTTAAATAGGTCTCAATTGTTTGTGTTTTTAAATCTTGTTCAGATGGATATTGTAGCGTTCGCAACCGAACATTCTATACGCTCAAAAAGGTATAATT